GTAGAGTTCTTTCATATAACTTCTTTTAAATCTTCTTCAAAGTAATCTTCTAAGGCATTCAATCTATCATCTGCATCTACTAAATTAATCAGAGCTTCCTCTGCATTTTTGTAGAAATCTTCTGTAGAATGGTCACCAATTCCAACTGCTTTGTTTCCAAGAAGGTCTAAAGAAAGTAGAGCCTTGGCTTTATCAGCCGTGGCACTACTTTTTAGCATTGTGTATAATTTCTTATTCATAATTATTTATTCTGGAATTAAATTAGGGTCATGTGTTAAAGAATCTATATCTTTAGTATCTGTTTTATATTGTAAGATTGATTCTTCACATATTTTTTTGTAAATCTGTTCTCTGATTACATCTCTATCTTCCATAATATCTATAAAATCTTTAGATTGGAATTTAAGTTCTTCACCAGTTTCAGTATCCACATAAGAATACCATGCACCTGCTTGTTTTACCAATTTGTTTTCTTTCATTACCTTTAACCACGAACCGTAGTTATCGATACCTCTGTCAAAGTAAATTTCAAAATCAGCTGCTCTCAATGGAGGGCCCATTCTGTTTTTTACTACTTGACATCTTACTTTCATACCAACTGTCCTATCGTTGCCATTTACCTTTTGTTTGATTTGTCCCATACCTTTCAACCTCAATCTTACAGATGCGTGAAAAGCAAGAGCTTTTCCACCACTTGTAGTCCATGGGTCTCCGAATGGCATAGCATTCATCTTTTGTCTAAGTTGGTTTGTGAATACCAATGAAATTTTCTGTCTACCAATCATATTGGTAATTTTTCTCATTGCTTTCGAGATAATAATTGCTTTATCAGTAGCATATCCATCTTTACCATAATCAGCTGCTAGTTCTGTTTTGGTTGATGCTGCTGCAACTGAATCTACTACAATAGTTACTAATTTATCTTTAGAAGTTTCACGAACTTTTTCAATAATAGTTTCTGTAAAATCGAAAATCTGTTCAACCGAATCTGCTGATACATAAAGTAATTTAGAAACATCAACACCGATTGCTTCTAAAAATTCTCTACTTACTGCAGTTTCAGTATCTATTAGAACTGCAACACCTCCTAACTTTTGTGTTTCCGCAAGGAGGTGTGCTGATACTAATGATTTTCCACTTTGTTCTAAACCTGTTATTTCTGTAATTCTACCAACTGGTAATCCACCATAAGGACGATTTGAAATAGCCACATCCAACATTGCACATCCAGTTGATACCCAACCCTCTACGTTAGTAGGAGCGTCATTACCATCAAGGAAAAATGCTACTTTGGAATCTTTCGATTGTTTGTTTAGCTCAGTTGCCAGAATATCTGCCAAGTCAAGCTCTTTTACTGCTTTCTTTTTCGCCATGTAATTTGATTTTAGTTGTTAAATAAGTCATCAAATGCAGCTGCAACATCATCAGTTTTTTGAGGAGCGTTGATTTCTGCTTTTGGTGCCGTTGGTGTAGTTGGTGTAGATTGTACTGGTTTACTTTGTGATAAAGTAGACTGAGATACAGTTTCTTTTTCACCTTCCCCACTTGGATTTAACCAACCTTCTAATACTGATTTTAATTCATCATAAGATAATTCAGAATATAAATCTGTAATTTCAGTTTGTGCTTCAATAAAAGCGGCTGCTCTTGTAGCATCTTCACTCACTGGTGTTTCGTTTGGTTTAACTCTAATAGTAGTAGTTGGATAAGTAGTTCCAGCTTCTTCTGCTGATTTATACTCGATTGTTAAATCTCTACCACTTGTTGGGTCTGTAATATCTCCATAATCTGGATCAGCGATGTATCCTAAGATTTCTTGGTAAACGGTTTTTCCGAATCCCCAAAATCTTACTCCTTCGCCTTCTTCACCTCTTACAACAACAGGTACGAAAGTTCTCAACTTAGGCTCCATTGCCTTTGCTGCTTTCCAATCTTCTTTATCTCCCATTCTTTTTAGTTTATCCGCAAACTCTACAATAGGGTCTGGTCTACCAAATGATTGTGGTGATAAATAAGTTTTGTTGTTAATGTTATAGTGAAAATACAATTCGATAAATGGATTATCCTTGTCGAATTGGTAAGGAGCGATTCTGACTGTATGTTTACCAGGTGTTGGTTTCCATAGATTATCAGATTTCCTTTGAGTGTTTTGTAGTTTGTTCAGTCTACCTCTGATTGCGTTAATGTCTAATGCCATGATTTTAAAATTTTATTATTTATTATTAATGTTTAAGTTTAAATTTTGAGTGCTAAACTAAC